GTAATCCAACACAAACATTTAGATTAACCCTGACAACGTCAGGGTTTTTCTTTATCCTTATAGTATAGGAACCGTGCGGAACCTATCTACTTATGTAGTTTGCGCCTGTAAAGGATTTTGCGATGTCTTCTCCAGAATTTAAGCCCTGGTGGACGAAGGTAAACGAGTATTTAGCATTCCAAGAGAAACAAGAGTTTACTCAAGGAGCTAATGGTTTGAACCCTAACCTTCGACACGATGTACTCATGGGTATGCTTAGCGCAGGCTACATGAACGATAAATTCGAAAGACCGCAATCCCATACAGGTAAGAAGCCTTAGTGTTAGACTATTTAAAGCCTGCATTTGAAGCAGCCAAAAAGGACTTAGTTAAAGAATTAACTAAGCAGGTGCGAATCTATACCCAAAATCAGGGATGGCCAGCTAATATCGCTGGTTCTCTTACCGTAAAGCCAACTAATAAATCCTACAAAATTGACAGTGCCAGATTTCGTTCTCAAGTATTTGACCTAGAATACCAAGGCAATAACAAAGGTACTCTTCGTAGATTTGGCAATATGAATGCAGAGTTTGGTAAAGTATTTGTTATTTTATTTGAGTCTAGAATAGAGAAGGGCAGCAAATGACTTTTATCCTTTCTGAAGATGAGGCCCTACGTAACAAGTTACAGGGAATGGTTGTTGCTGACCAGAAGTCAGATGGCCAAGATGTTCCTCGCCAGGTACGCGTGTTCTTTGGCCAACCAGACCAAGAAATCACTGCTCAAGCTTACCCTTATATTACTATTGACATGGTAGATATTCAGCGAGACACTGAGCGTGAAATGCGTGGGCTTGTAAATCCTGACTATTTACTCCCTGATGGCATTGATGCAGAGACTCAAGATTTCTTAGTTGATATTCCTATTCCTGTTTATATTGATTATCAAATTACAACTTATTCTCGTCATCCTCGTCATGACCGAGCAATATTGGCGCAGCTTCTAACTCAGAAGTTCCCCCTTAGATTTGGCTATCTAGAAATCCCAGAAAAGAGTGTTACCGTTGGTGATGTCACCACTAACACTATTACTATGAGACGCCTAGATGTCATGAACGTCGCCAAGCGTGACGTAACCGAACAGGCAAAGCGTCTGTTTGTCAACGCAATCTCTGTACGAGTCTCATCCGAGGTAGTACAGGGTGTATTCCGCAAACTATACAAGACTACTGCTGTTGAAATTAATTTTGACTCAGACCTTGTAGATTGGCCTATTACAACTGACCAGACCCCTGTGGGTCACATTAGAATTTCGAAATAATACGGACCCCGCTGAAATAACAACCCCCCTAGTTAAGGAGAAAAAATGGCGACATATAATCGTCCTGGAGTTTATATTAATGAACTTCCACTGGCTGCAGCCCCAGTAAATCTAGCTGCAACGGCTAACGCCGCAGGTGCTGTTATTGCAGCATTTGAGCGTGGCTCAGACCAGATTACAAAGGTAACTTCATGGTATGACTTTACCCAGACATTTGGTGGCTACAATGCAAAATATCCAGCTACTTTTAGTGTTGGTTCATTCTTTAAGAATGGTGGAAGTGAGCTTTATGTAAAGCGCATTTTCCCTTCTTCTTCAAAGAAGGTAGCTAAAGCAACAGTTGGATACACAGGTAATGGTACAGGCACTCTATGTACTATTGCAGCTAAGCACCGTGGTGTGGACGGCAACAACATTCGTGTGGTAATTGCTGCATCAAAGGCAGTTCGTCTTACAGGCTACTACGACATTACTGTTTATTACGATGGAAACAACCCTACTACTACAACTGTTACTGACGATGTTATTGTAGAGCAGTTTAATGCAGTTATTTTCCATGATGCAACATCGGGAGATTACGCGCCTACAGTACTGGCTTTTGGTTCTGATTTCATTAAGATTCTTGAAGGTATCGAAACCGAGTACAATTCTGATGGTACAGTAATTTCACCTAAGGTAAACTACGTAGTTGCAAAAAGTACTGACTCAAATAATTTGTATGTCCCACAAACCGCAACAGTTGTTTTAGCAGGTGCTCCTAGCCCTGATGTAGATTACGTATACGGAGATTACACTGGTAACACTGTTTACAACCCTGCAGCTTCACCAACAGGTACTTTCTCAGTAACCGACTGTTCTGTATTTAAGGAGTTTGAGGTTGTTGACCAGCCACTAGTGTTCTTCCTTCCAGATGTTGTTGGCCGTGTTGCTGATACTTCTGTTGGTAAGACTGCCACTCCAACTAGCGTGTTCTACGATAACACAGCTAAAACTGCTAAGTTTACAACTGCAACTGCACATCCATTCCTAGCTGGAGAACTACTAAGTATTAGTGGTTTGACTGCTCCTACTTCAGTTGTTACTACTGGCACTGGAACTGCTACAACTACTAGTCTAGGAACTACAGTTACTGTAACTTCAACTTACCCTCTTAGTGTTGGTATGACTGTTACTGTTGCTAGCGGTACTGGTACTCTTCCAGCTAGTACAAAGATTGCTAGCATTACAAACGCTACATCGTTTGTTTTGGACAAGGCTCCAACGCTTGACCTAGCTGCTGCAACTCTGACTTTCAGCGGTCTTACTAATAATGGTGTTGTTGGTACTGGAACATCTGCTAGCGTAACCGTTGGAAGCGTAGTAACTACAACAGTAACTGTAAGCTCAACTGACGTGCTTCGTGTAGGTATGGGTGTTTCAGTTTCAAGTGGTACTGGTGCATTACCTGTTGGAACAACTATTGCTACCATTCCAAATGCTACAACATTTACCCTAAGTACTACAGATTCTGTTGGAATTACTGGTTTGGCTGGAGCTACGTTAGCGTTTACTGCACCAAGCTTGTCATTCCTAAATGCTAGTCTAACTACCACTGCAGTTACTACTACTAGTCCATACACATTTACTGTTGGTGGAGTTACTAGTGGAACAACAAATATTGGAACTAGCTCAAGTGTTCTTGCTTTGAATACTGGAACTGCAGCGTTTGACACTGGAAGTGGTTGGGGTATTGCCAAGGAAGTTTACAAGGCTCTTCAGTCTTGGAGCGAAACTGACAATTCTAGCAAGAGACACTTTGTTGTAATTGAAACTGCACCTGACCTAACTGTTGATGCAGCTTTGGGTCAGGCTGGTGACCTAAACTCAACTAGCCGTTCTGCAGTATATTACCCACAAGTCTATATTAAAGACCCACTAGGTAAGTCTGGTAACGCTGTTCGTAAGATTGGCCCTTCTGGTGCCGTAGCTGGTCTATTCCTTGCTACTGACCGTCGTGTAGGTCCTTTCAAAGCAGCTGCTGGTATTGATGCAGTTATTAAAGATGCAATTGCCCTTGAGCGCGCATTTAGCCCAGCAGAACTTGACCAGCTAAACTCGGGTACAAGTTCAACAGGTTCAATTTCAGGTAAGAATGTAGTTAACGCTATTCGCAATGTGCCAGGTGCTGGTGTAGTTGTAATGGGTGGCCGTACTCTCCTTCAGGATGGCAGTGCAAACCGTTACATCAACATGCGCCGTTCATTGTCATACATTGAAAAGCGTCTGAATGACCTATCTACATTTGCTTTATTCGAGAACAACACTGAAACCCTATGGGCTCGTCTAATCACCGTACTAGGCGTATTCCTAAACGACTACCGCAATCAGGGTGGTCTACGTGGAACTACTCCAGAACAATCTTTCTACATCAAGTGTGATGAAGAAAACAACACCGTAGCAACTATTCAGGCTGGTGAGGTTCACGTCGAAATCGGTGTGGCTCTAGAATACCCTGCTGAGTTTGTTGTCATCAACCTCAGTCAAAAGACTGCAGAATAACCAAAGGAGAAATAATAAATGGCTGGACCAACTATTATCAACAACCGTTCAACTCTTGAGACCGACCCAATCAGAAACTTTAGGTTCCTGGTTACCTTCAAGCCACTTACTGGTGGTAACGCAGGCGGCGGCTCTTGGTTGAAAACCCCAAAGGTGACTGTCGGCTTCACTTCAGTATCGGGTTTGTCAGTAACTACTGACTCAATTCCTTACCGTGAAGGTGGCTATAACACCACTGTTCACCAAATTCCTGGCCAGACAACCTTCTCACCTATCACTTTGCAGCGTGGTGTCGTAATGGGCACCCCACAGCACTGGGACTGGATGCGTAAGTTGTTTGCTACCGTTCAAAACGGTACCACTGCCAAGCAGGGTGAAAACTTCCGCTGTGACTTGGAGATTGAGGTTCTAACTCACCCAATCGCTGGTTCAGGTGGAAACAACTTAGAGCTAACCACTGCTAACTACAAGGACCACGTATCAGCTCGTTTCCAGGTATACAACTGCTGGCCAACTGCAGTCGCGTACTCTGACCTAAACGCAGGTGACAACGCCCTATTCGTAGAGCAGATTTCTCTTGTTCATGAAGGTTTCGACATGAACTGGGCTACTGACCTAACCCCTGGTGGCTCTGCTCCAAAATTTAAGTAAATAGAAAAAGGATAATTAAATGGAAAATAATATGAAAACTGCTAGTGGAGCTGAACTTAATAATGACCTTATTAATAAAGTTCTACAAAGCACAGAACAACAAAATACCGCACCACTAATTATTAATACTCCTTCGGACAACTTGGTGACCCTCCCTGCTGGATTTATTGGTCCAGATAGGGAGGTCATCAAGACCGCTGAAGTTCGTGAATTAAATGGAAAAGATGAAGAGATTATTGGTAAAGCCAATAGTATTGGAAAAGCTTTTAATACAATTCTTAATCGTGCCGTAGTTAAAATTGGTGAACTACCAGTAACAGAGTCTCTTCTTGATTCTTTACTTTCAGGTGACCGTGATGCCCTTATGTTAGGAATTTTTAAAGCTACTTTTGGTAAAGTAGCTCAACTTTCCACATACTGTACAGGATGCAATGATTTTAAAGATGTAGAGGTAGATGTAGACCGTGATATTAAAGTTAAAATTTTAGTTGATTCGGTTGCAGACCGTGTTTTTACTGTTCAAGGTAAGTCGAGTACATATGAAGTAACTCTGCCTACTGGAGTTGTACAAAAGGAACTTGCAACAAGCTCTGACCGTAATGGTGCAGAATTAACTACAGTTTTGCTTCAGCACACAGTCCTTGAAATTGATGGAAGACCTGTTATGGGTAAAGCACAAGTTCAAGCAATTGGGCTAGTTGACCGTAAAAAAATTGGTGATGAGATTGCTAAACGCATTCCTGGTCCACAGTTTGATGATATTGTAATTGACTGCTCGGATTGCGAAGGAAAGGTAGTGGTTCCAATTAATCTTGGAACTTTGTTTCGCTTCTAAAGTGGCACACTACTACAAGTTAATGTCAGATTGGATGGCATTATCTGTAAGTTTTACGGGATGGACTCTTAATGAAATTAAAGAGTTGACTCCTAGGGAAAGAGCTAATTGGCTAGAAATGGCCAAAGCTGCTGGAAAGTTAGTAAGGACTTAATATGGCTGATAGTTTAGAAGGCCTGGTATCTAGGCTTAAACAGGCTGAGAAGGTTATTGACAACCTAGTAAAGAAGTCTGGTCAGGTTAATGACAACTTAAACGGTGTTGGTGGCAAGGGTGCCAAGGGCGGAAACAAGAGCAGCGAAAAGGGTGCCAACGGCTTGCCCGGTAGTAAAACTATGCCTTCTGCTAAAGACATGAACGTCAACAAGGCCGGCAATGATACTAAAAGTATGCCTAGCGTTGAAAGTATGCCTAAGGCAGGCGATGCTTTTGATTTAGCTAGAGGGGCTGGAAAAACAGTCGGTATTATGGGCCGCGGCATGGGTAAACTGATGGGGTATGGTCAGTATGAACGAAGTGGTGCTGAAGGGCCTATAGGTAAAGACCAGTTTGAAAAGGTTCAAAAACGACAAGAGTTGATGAAGTCTGCATCTCGTTTGAGCCAAGGATTAATGACCGACAAGAACTATGAAAGATATAGCAAACTGAGCCCTGAGTCTCAGACTAATATTACTAGCAGCATGTATGGCCTTTCAGACACCGTAAAACTTATGCAGGGTATGCAAAATGCCATTAATACTTTCCTTCCTGGTGTTAAAGATGTAATGGATAGAGCAACTGGGTACTATAATGCTGGTATCTATAGCGGAACTAAGCCTGGAGACCTTTCTAATAGAACATTTGGAAAGCTTAGTGCCATGTCTGCGATTACTTCTCCAGGTTCAGATGCTGAAGTTGCTCAGTATCTAGCTTCTAGAGGAATGTCTTCAAACCAAGATGTTTATGGTCAAACCATGAATACAATTGGTAATGCTGCTCGTTATATGAACATTTCAAATGAAGATGCGGCAGCTTCTATTGAGGGTCTAACCTCAGCTAAAGGTGCTGCAAATACCCTACAAAATTTTGGTATTTATACTGCTGATTTGTCTACTGGTAAAGAAAAGACTCAAGGTCAAATTTTTGAAGAACTAGCGCAGCGCCTTACTGCTGGGCGAGGACAGGCCAACCAAGAACAGACTATGGCGTCTATTCGTAGAGGTGCCCTTGGCGTAACTATTGACTCCTTCTTCAGTGGCGATAAGCAGGGCGCTCAAATGTTTAAACAATATATGATAGACAGAGCTAGTGGTGGAAACAAAGTTGACTTATCTTCTTCTACCGATGTAACTAATGGGTTGGCTTCTAAAAACCCACTTGCCTCTCAGATGGCTGTAGACACTTCTACAACAGCCGCAATGGATAGTGCACAAGGAAGTTATATTGAAGGCATTAACAGGGCTAGCCTAGCATTGCAAGTTTTAAACGCTACAGCAGGAGCTTTGTCTAAAGCGCTTGGTGGAGCTAGTGCAATGATTCAGACATTGTTTGGTGCCAATACCACTAAGGGGCTTATTGGTGGAGTAAACACTGCTGTTGACTTTACAAGCAAAGGATTGGCCGGTATTGGTCAAGCCTTTATGGGTATGGATGCACTAAACCCAGCTCCTGCCCTTACTGAAATGGGAATTATTGGAAGTAGCATGGGTATAAGTATGGGTATCGCTCTAGGAAGCAGCGCTGGTGCTGCCCTTTTAGGCGGTTTTGGTGGTTTTGGTTCAAGCAACTCAGTGGGAATGGGTAGCTCTATGGGAACGGGGGGTATTGGAGGTACCGGTGGTGGTGGAAGCAGAGGATTGTTTGACATATCCCAAGTTTCAAGTGGACATGAAATAAACAGCGGTGGAGAATTAGGGGCAGAGAGAACTGATAGTAAAGGACTTAAACACACACATGGTGGAACAGACTACAACTATTCTATTGGTGATGAGGTTCGTGCTGTTGCAGACGGTACTGTTTTAGTAGCTACTGATAAACATCCTCAACAAGACGCTACTGGTAACAGTTTTGGAAACTATATTGCCATTCTTCATAGTAGTGGCGATGGTGAATACACTTCTTTTTATGCCCATTTGTCTAAAGTTTTAGTAAAAGTAAACGAAACTGTAACTAAAGGTCAAGTTATTGGTGAAGCAGGAAACTCAGGCCGTACTGAGCCCCTTGGTCCCAAAGGTGCTCACTTGCACTTTGAAATTAGAAAAGGACGCCAAACTATTGGTGGAGTAGGCACCTCTGTTAACCCAGATACTGCTGGAAATATTGAAGTTAGCGGAATGGGAAGTCAAACAGCAAGTTCTAGCTCGATTTCTACCACAAGTTCTAGTGGTACAGTTGACACCAGCAGTATTTCTAGTTCTACTATAGACATGTCTAATCCTGTAAATAGAGCTAAAGCAATGAGCGGTACACCTTCAAATATAACTAATGCTATGAACACTTTGTCTGGCCTATATTCTGGAGATACAACAAAGATTCTAAATTCTGTTCAGGCTATGGCTGCAAATTTAGGTATGAGTGCCGGTGCTTGGAATCAAGCTATGAGTGGTGACCCTACTAGATACTCTCCAGTTTCTGGAAATGTAATCTCTCCCGATGCTACTGGTAAAAATAACACCATTAGTAACAACGTAAGTATTGTAGTACAGGTTCCAGATGTGACGTCTGCCGATGCTGTTAAATTTGCTCAATTAGTAAAACAATACCTAGATGACAATTCACTTCTATCTAATACTGGAGGTATGTAATGGCAGCGGCTACTTCATCTCGTGATAAAGCAATAGCAGCAAAATCAGACCAGCAAGCGGCTGTTAATGAACTATCTTCATTAACTTCTTACTCTGATAAAATTACAAATCTTACAAGACAAGTTAAAGATTTTGATATTCAATTGGCTTACGCCCAAGAACAGCTAAATACACTAAACAATAGTGACCCAACTCAAAGTGACACAGAAATTCAATCTAATGTTGATTTAAAAGAGCAAGAAATTAGAACACTTCAAAGTCAACGAGATATTGTTTCTGGAAAATTGTTGTCATTAAATATTGCTTTAAGTGTTAGTAAGGAACTATCACAAGTTTCTGCGGCAATTTTAGCATCTACAAACGCTTCAAAAATTACTGGAAATGGTGTTGGGGCGTATAAATCAATTAATAAAAGCACATTTACTCCCTTGTCATATAATGCTAGTTCTGTAAAAGAAACCTATTTTAGTAATAGAACAGATTTTGTAAACAAGCTAATGCTTTCACACAACCAACCAACAGCGGTTCGCTCTGCTAGTGATTTGTGGAATTCCGTCCTTGGAAGCAAGGGTATGATTGTTACTTCTGAACAGGTTTTAAAAGCCTGGAACTCGGGTTCAAATAAGGCTCAGTCATCGGATTATTTTGATAAGCATAACTACGGATTCCAATTTCAATACAACCCTGGAACTGTAGCCATGAGCTACTTCACTTCTCCAAACGTAGACGTAACCATGATTACATCTGGAACTGAAATGTTTAACCTAGCTGGTGTGTCTGGTTCACAGGGCTCTGTTTCTTTCCAAATTATTATTAATCGTATTTTTGATATGCAGTATTACGATGAGTACGGGAATCTACAAAATCGTGATAGGTACGCTAAACCTCCTGCAAATGCTGCAGAAGAAAAAGACATTTATAACAAAGGTACTATGTATGACCTTGAGTATTTATTAAGAGTGCTTATGGGAACAACTATGAGTAGCTATCTTCGTGGAGAAAATACTGCTGACATGGGATGGTTGCCGGCTATTCCTGTTGAACTTCATTTAGGTAAATCTTTGCGCTATCTAGGAGTTGTAAATAG